TTGCCTGGTTCCATGCGACCTTGTGCCCACAATTGGGCTTTTCTTGCAATCTCGGGTGACACTTCACCGGTCATTCGCAAAAGATCAAGTTCTTGTTTGTTCAAGGTTGGCACAATAAACGGGTGTTCCACATCCTTGCCGTTAAAGCTAGAAATGCCTGAGTATTCGCCCATTGGATAGCCTTCGGCTGTCTGCATTTCGCCAAAATAGCCTTTGCCTTTAAGGGTTAGCGGCTCACCGGCTTTGCCCATTCCATATCGCAGACCGTACCCAAAGCCAGCGGGCTTGTCTGCCAATGCTTGCGCCATCAAGTCGTAATCAGCCATGTGCGTCCTTCATGTGAATCAAGCCATTAAGCATCCGGCTCTTGGTGTTCATCCACGGCTTACTGTAATCGCAGTCAGCGTAATGGTCAAATTCTGGAATGCCTAGCGTGAAGTGCGCTATTTTTGTCCGCAAATGGTCGTGTTCGCCCACCAACACGTTCCATTCCCTTGGCAAGTCGCCAATCAATGAGTCAGGCAACCATTGGAATCGGTGCAGTTCTTCGCCTGTGGATTCCTCAATAAATTCTGGCGTAAGCACCTTGTTGCGGCTATGTTCGCAATTCCACAGCACAACGCTTGACCAGTTTTTCCTTGGATAGTCGCCATTGCGGGCTTCCATCGGCGTGCCAATGTACTTCTTTGGGTGTTTGGTTTGATAGTCATGCTTGACCACCTGGACGGCATAGCGCGGGTCAAACAGGCTTTCTAGGTCTTCAATGTCTGCCAGCATGAGCATATCTGAGCCATCCAAAAAGATAGCTTTGCCTTGGTATCCGCATAAAAATGGAACTAAAAACCGCTGATAGGTGAATGCGTTTGTGCCGTCCCGTTGCTTGCCGGACAAGGGCGTGATGCTGACCAGTCCCTTGGTACGCTCTACGACCGATTGGCAGAATACATGGTAGCCCACGGCTTCCCGAGGGTCGTATCCTGCAAATATGCGGATCATTTGAGGGTTAGCTTGTAGATCGTAGAGTCTACCAGCGCGGCAATTTCGTCCACGATGTTTTGCAATTCGCTGTCTTCCGGCAAGGCAACGCGATTCTTCTCAATGAAAGCCTTGAGGCTTGCCATGTACTTCTGCGGGTCTTTGGCGTTGTGGAAATTCTCGGGGTAATCCTTGATCTTTTCGTACGCGCCGCTGTACGCCTCGGCAAACTGGTCGGTCAGTTCAATGATTTCGGTGTAATACGCGCCCAATGCCATATGAACCGCAAAGCTGTCGGTTGCCAAATGCATGAAATGGGTGACCGTGCCGCTGTGCAACATGGTCGAAATAAAGTCCGCGACATTGTTTTTCATGGCAATCCTTTAAGGTTGTTGGCACTTGCCTGCACACTTAAAGGGGGAACATGTCCACCAGCGTCGCGCCGCTTTCGCAGGATTACCAACACGGCTGGAGACTGCCTTGCAAGGATGGTTCTAGTAGCGGCGAACCACAATCCCCATGCGTGTTGACACCTTAATTGTAAGGCAATGGAACGTCTTTAGGCCACCGGCCTGCGCTGGTCAATGCGTCCACCGTCTTCTGGTGCGCCTGATTCCACCGATATTGGCGCTCATTTTTGTCTAAATTTGGCCCTTGGTCAATTTCATAGTGGCAATGTAAGCATAGCGCAGCAACCAAATTATCGTCTGCCTTGATGCCCCGACCCTTGCCGCCACCCCAATTTGTGTGTGCGGCCTGCACCATTTGGCCCGATCCGCAGCATTGGCAGTCAAGGCTTGCCACTAGCTTTAACAGCTTTTTGCTTCTGACGTAGTTGTGTTTTTGTAGCAATTATGGTCTCCAAGGTTGTGAATCGGTGCATATTGGCGCATTCAATCCGGCGGCGGCGGCTATTGTTTTCATCTACGCGGGTTTCTTTGACCACAGTCCATGCGCCACATTCGGGGCATTTCATTCGTCAATGAAAGCGCGAAATTTCACGCCCTGTTGTGTGCCAAAGGCTGTGGATAACTCTATCAGTTCGGTCATTTCGGGCACGGTCATCTTGCTGGTACGCGCACCAATTACAACAAAGCCGCCCTCTAGCCCAGGGACAACTTTCTGTTTTTTAAGCGCGGCGGTCAAAACATCTTTCCATTCATCTTTTGTCAGCTTAACACCGTACCACACAACTTGTTGGGCAATGTCTTCCAAATTTGCCCACATCATGCGGTTTTGTTCAAGGCTTCGCATCTAAGCCCCTGATCATGTCTAAAGCCGCCTGTGGGTTGTCAACCCTGCATAACGTACCACCAGGCCAATATTGAAAAAAGTCGGTTTGTAAGCCCGTTAAACGCTTTTTAGAGGTGGTCTTGATCTCCATCAAGAAAGTGTGCCCTTTATATCCAATTAACAAGTCAACCGGTAGGCCAATAATCCACACATAGCAGCCAGCCGATCGCAGCGCGGCAACGATGGCCTGCTGGTTTGCGTCAACCCTTGCTGCGTGTCTCATGCTTTTTCTTTCAATTTTGCAATCAGTTCGGCAATCCTGGCCTTGTTCTTTGCCCGTTGCTCTGCGGTCAGTTCATTGCCCAACTGCAAAAAAGGCGGCTCAACATAGCTGCGGCGCAGCAAATTGATCCATTGCGGCAGCGTAGGCGGGTCTTCCGGCAAGTTCTCCAGCGCCCGTTTAATCGTCGCCGCGCTGAAACCCGCCATCTTTTCACTCCAATGGTTCATGGCGTTGACCACACCAGCATCAGACCCGTCCGGCAAAGTCTGTCCTGTCTTCCATTGATTCATAAACCGAGTGCCGTAATTGCCCTGCAAGGCCGCAAACAGCCGCTGAATCCAGCCATCAGGTAATTTTGAGGACATTGAAGTTCCTTTCATCACCAAAGATGGCCCTGGCTGCGCCCATGTTCTTGTCTTGGTAGGCATGAGATTGTTTAGGCTGCAACCATTCGGCCTTAAAGCCCGTCCAGCCCCTTTCACAGCACGTTTCAAGGACTGTCTGTAGGCTGACCCCTGCTTTGTCCGCTTCGCGCTGTATGCCGTCTAAGGCGGTTTGCGTGACCGCAGCCTTTTTTGATTTTCTCAATTTCAACCAATCCTGCCAAACACCAACCGTCACGCCGTGAGGCGGGGCGACTGTATTTGTATTCTTTGGTTTATGGTTATTGGTTATTGGTTTATGGTTATTGGTTGCTATTGGGTTAGCATTAGGGGGGGCAATGGGGGGGGCATCGGGTGGGGATAGCCACCTTTTAGCCGCCCCACGTTTTCCAGCGTCAACCATCTCGCGGTATTTGCCAATTTCATCATCAGCACGCGCACTTACAAAGCCTTTGTCGGTGCTGACAAAAAACTCATTCAGCACACTCAACACTTCTTGTTCATGGTCGCGCATCCCAATTTGACGGGCAATGTCCCGCTGTTTGATGGGCGATTCGTGTAAGTAATAGTGATCCAAAAGCCGCCGATAAGCAATGTCTTCCAACACCGTCAAGTGGTGGGTATGGCTTTTATAGTCCCCAATGTGGAACTGGTAGTAATGCATGGGCATCTCCGCAAACTCCCAAAAGGAAACTTCGGCAGGAGGGGAGTTCTCTTTTCGACTGAGTAGCTACTCTCAGCCTAGCCGGGTTTCGCAAAATCTTACTCCAAAAACCACTCAGGCCGCAAATCTTTAGCCTGCCATAGCCGCGCCTTGGGCACAACCGTCCATTGGCTAATAGCTGCCAGGCTGATGCCCAACAGTTCAGCCAGCGCCTTGCGTGAGCCTGCTTTGTCAATAAGTTCCTGTTTGGTCATTCTGCGATTGTAAGCTAACTTACGGGCATCAAACATAGGGTTTGCCCTAACGCATTTCACAATGTAAGTTTGCTTAATGTGTGTAAGCTGGCTTATAATTCACTTATGCCGCAACATTTCGTAGCGGTCTTTTTAGGAAAACATTATGACAAGCACTTGGACTTTTGAAGAAGATTTTGATGGCGATGAATCGTTAGGTTTGCACATCAAAAAAGGCAGGCAGGTTATTGCAAGTCTACCGGGTATCAGCCAGTACGATTTTGACAATGCACAAATGCTTGCCGCAGCGCATGATTTGTACAACGCTTTGGAATCAATTGTTGATAACAAAACACTTCCTGCTGTATTGCTTATCCCAGCTAGAGTCGCTCTTGATAAAGCCACGGGTCTTTTTAGGAAAGTCAAATGACACACAAAACCTGGGACAGCATCATCACGGCGGCAGCTATTGCCATCATCAGCTACACCATTGGTTACTTTGTTGGGGGTGGCGTATGACCACCACCGAATACACATATGAGGGCGCGGTCTTTGAAATCGAATACGAAGTCAACAGCCTGGATGAGCCTACCGAAACATGGACAAGCATTTGGTCTATCAAACACAAAGGTGTTGAATTTATGGACATCCTCAGCAAAGACTTGATCATGTACCTTGAAGAACAACTCGACAAAACATTGGTGGGGGATTAAATGGCTATTGTTAACAACACACATGAAGTTGAATGGGACAGGATGGGCAATGGAGACTTTGCCAAGCTGCTTGTCGAATACGAATGGAATACCGATACCGATTCCCTTTTGATTTGCTCTGTGGTCTATGAGGGCTTGGAATGGATTGATTACCTTAATGCAGCGACACGCAACTATTTACGCCAGTACATCAACGAAAGGCTTGAAAAATGAACGCAATGGAAATTATCAAAGATTGTGAAGACCGCGCCGAGGCTTACAGCACCGACCGCTGCGATCGGCTGGCTTACGAAGTTGGTTGCCTGCGGGCGCAAGTGCGGCATCTGTGCCAGGAAATGGAATACGCTGTGGAAGAGATCGGCAACATTGAAAAGATGCTGATGGGAGAACGCGCATGAAATACCTACTATGCCTTGCGCTGGTAGGTTGCGCCAGCGAACCGCCCATGACCGAACAGCAATTGGTGATGGATAAGAAAATCCAATCAATGGGCCGGTCTGAGGTCATTGATGCTGTCAAACAATGTGAGACATCCGGATTGCGGGCAATCACCGTGTTTGGCAAACGCAAGATCAATGGCTATACCGCTGAAACCATTGTTGATGTAACTTGTGGCCCGAGGTACTACTAATGCAAACAGACGCTACTTTTGACCGACCCCGCGAAGATCACGAATGCCCAATCTGTGGCAATGACTGCGGTGAACTAACGCGCCACGCCTTTGACGATGTGACTGTGCTGTGGTATTTCTCTTGTGAAAAATGTGGTGAAGATTTTGGGGGTGACCTATGAAAGTTTACAAAGCAATCAACAACGTCCAAGCTGATTTGTCTGTGCTTGGCATTACGAAAGACCGCCGCAATATGCAAGGCAGCGGTTACAACTTTCGGGGCATTGATGATGTCTACAACACCATTGCACCGCTGTTAGCTAAACACGGTTTATGCATTCTTCCACGGGTTTTGTCGCGGGAATGTGTAGAGCGCGTATCGCAAAAAGGCGGGGCATTGTTTTATGTCACGGTGGATGCTGAATTTGATTTTGTGTCTGCTGAAGACGGCACAAAACATACCGTCAAAACCTTTGGCGAAGCAATGGACAGCGGCGATAAGGCCACCAACAAAGCCATGTCTGCCGCCTACAAATACGCTTGTTTTCAAGCATTTAGCATTCCGACCGAATCCGACAATGATGCGGATGCACACACGCACACGCCAGCGCCAAAGGTGTCAGCGACTAAGACTGATCTTGTGCCGCCCACCCGCATGGCAGTTGTTGCAGACGTTGCAGCAGCCATTGATGAGCGCATGAGCGCCAATGACCTAATCGGTGCGTTTGAAGAATATTTGGGCATCACCGATGTGGAAGAAAAAACTGCGTTGTGGGGAATGCTTGACAGCAAAACCCGCAGCAGCATTAAGAAACACGCTGAATCACTTAAAGGGTAATCATGTCAAAAATCAAAATGGAAATCACTTGTATCGTTGGAAGCTACACCAATTCCGATGGTCAGCAAAAGAACCGTTATCAGCGCATTGGGTCAATTATCCAAACGCAAAAAGGTGAAATGCTTAAACTGGATGTGATTCCTTTGAAAGAGGGCGGTTGGGATGGTTGGGCATTTATCAATGAGCCGCGCCCACGCGAGGACAAATATCAAGGCTTGCCAAAGGAGAATGATGATGACATTCCGTTCTAGAAACACCGATCCGATAACAAGCCACATGGCGGCGGCGCAAGCCTATGACCTTGCCAAAGATCACGCCATCATCATTGTTGATTGCTTGCAAAAATACGGGGCACTTGGCAAGGACGGCATTATGCTGCTGTCCAAGCTGGACAAGAATCAGATCAGCCGCCGGTTGCCCGAACTGGAACGCCAGGGGCTGATTAAGCAAACGGGCCAGTTGGTCAAATCATTGTCAAACCGCATGGAACGTGAATGGGCATTTCAACCACAACAAAGGTCATTGTTATGCGATTGATTGAAACCACATTAGCCTTGATTGGCTTTAGTTGTACCGTCACGGTTGTGTTTTTTTGGATTGGATACGCAACTTATTGCCCGCCATGCAAAAACGCAATGGCAATCTTCACAGAGCATTGCAAATGAACGAAGACGATGATTCCGGTGGCGGCGACTTCTTCATCGACATGGTGAAAACAGTCCTTGCCGTGGGTTTTTTCCTTTTGTTTGTATGCACCATTGGCGCAGTTTTGTGGGGATTGATAGCATGATTCAAATTATTTTTATTCCCGTGCTTTTTGTATGCATGAACGGTAATTGCGAATTTATGCAGGCACAAACTTGGTACAAAACTGAACAACAATGTCGCGCTGCGGTGGATTTGCAAAAAGAAAATTTGCAAAAAATGGCGCTCAAAGGTGGCAGCATGGTCACGCTGATTGAGGGAACTTGCATCACACTAAAGAATGGAATGCTATGACCGGATTTGATTCAAAGCGACAAATGGTTGCGGACAAGCTGCACTGGTCTGACTGCGCGGTGCATAACGGGCCAGCGTACCCTGCGAGCGAGTGTGATTGCGGTGCAGCGCAGGAGCCTGTGGCGCGGGTATCTGGAGTGTATGGTGGGAGATTTACATACGACCCCATAAACCGCGCAACGATTTTGCCGGTTGGCATGGCGCTTTATTCCGCACCGCCACAGCGCCAGTGGGTAGGGCTGACGTATGAGGAGATTGAAGAACTATTCCAAAGCGCGGCGGGCGCAGACGAAGAAACAGTTATTCGCTTTGCCCGTTTAATTGAATCCAAAATTAAACAGAAGAACACATGAGCTACATCGTTGCGGCGCTGCCACCATTAAAATGTTTTGTGCGGCGCGAGTTTTTGCACAATTTCACCAAAGGACACGGCGAACTAGAGCCAGCCATTTGGGTCAGCATCAAAGCCTTGCGCGGGCAAGTGTTTCGCATTGAATCGTTGTTGCCAGCTTACGGGGCGCTGTACGACAAGCTGCCTATCCACGCCTATGTGTGGAAAACAGACCACGGTGATTTGCCCATTGACTTCTTGCAATTGTGGGATTGCATGGGTTACCGGTTTACGGTTGTGGAAAAGATTGCCTTGCGTAACCTAGGCGTGAAGTTTTTGGGCAAAGACAAGCAATGGCATCACGGTCATTACTTGTTCACCGTGGATTTCTGCGCTGACGGGCAAGACCTTGACACTGGCTTTACAGAACAGGCCGAGGAACACAAATCGTTTAATTTCATGCGGCTTGAAAACGGGCAATTTGCTTGTCAGCCAAACAACCGGTGTCTGTGGTATGACCAAAGTCTTGTGCCTGCTGAGACAAAGTTTCCTGACTTCCAAGCCGCGCAGACTTTTTGGACGGTGGACGGCACACGCAAATGGAGTGCTGGCGACGATTGGTTTTACGACATCAAGGAGAAGAACGGTGATTGATTACGCAAGACCTTACATGAACGCTGAAAAGGCGCTCAAAGACGCGCATTGGGCCGTGTTGGACGATAAGCCTGACTTGGCTATTGCGTTGACCCTAGAGGCGCTTGTAGAGGTTTCAAAGATGCACGCCGCATTGGTGCATCAAGTTGAAACACAAGCTAAGTGATTTTTGCGCCTTGCTGAAGTTGGGCAAGGGTCATTCCATTTGTATATTGGAAATGCGGATATTCTTTGAATGTTTTCCAATCGCCTGCCCATTCTAAGCCGCAGGATTTGCCAATTTCGCCCACTTGCTTCCACATGGCCTGATCGTCCCATATTGCTTTTCCATTGACCAGCGGCACAACATCTAGGGCGCAGCGGTGGTTGTGCCATGATTGCCCTGCTTTGGCTCTTGTCACTATGTTGCC